TTTAATATCACTGACATGTGATAAATAAATCCAATACCATTTTCTGGTATATTTGCTTCAGTAAACTTTTTACCCTGGTAAATCCAACTCATAATGCTTGTTTTAATAATGGAAATAATTTATTTCTAGTGTCTTCAATACCATGTATTTTTACTGAATCAGCAATATCCTTTTCATTTTCAAAATTAATTGGTATAAATCCAAACTCCTCTTGATATCTTTGCATGTATTTTTTACCAGTAGTATCATTGTCAAATAAAACTAATACTTTTTTGTATTTCATTTTTATGCTTTCAACAAATTCTTTTGGTAATACAGTACTCTCGGCATCTGGAGCAATTGCTTCAATATTATTTATATCCAGTAGATTAAAACATAGTAAATCTTTAATAGATGCTACAAGTATTAAATACTTCTTATCATATTTCAGTTGTTCAAGACCCTGAGTATAATCAGATATCTTTAAAAACTTTTTAGCTGGAACTTTTGGTTGATAAATTTTATATAAACTACCATCTTCTTTAAAATAACCATAGATAAATTCCTTTTCTATTCTTATTCTATCCATAACAAAGTCACCTTTGTCTTTTGTTAGTTCATAATACTCTAGAGGATATATATTATAATTTTCTAGCATTGTAGAATTAATATTATAAGAAGTCCAATAGCTTTTATCATTTGTATTCCAGTGTCTTATTTGATAATTAGATAATTTAAATCTTGTGGCTGCAAGAATAGGTGTAGATGCACTAAAATCTGTCTTACTGATATAACTTTCATAATCAAACATTATCTTATCCTTTGCACTATCTCTTGTAAGATTATACAAAAGTTCAACAAGTCTTATGGCATCACCTTGATAGCCTGAAGAAAAGTCTTTGAATTTGTACTGACCTGTTATTCCATCAAAATAAATAATCATAGATGGTATTTTGTCAGATGGATTAAATATAGATTTAATCTTTATTGACTCACCTGTGAGATTTTCAGTTATATTTAGATAATACTCAAATATCCATTCTCTTGGGACATCCCATAAACTTGTAATTAACCTAGTTGATAACATACTATAAAAATTAAAATAAGGGGACCATCTCTGATCCCCCTATCTATTAGTCTAGGTTGAAATCAGAAGATGATTTTTTAGGAACTATGATATCATCATCATCACCAAATCTATCTACCTGTTTTGGTTCTTTTGGTTTTATGATATGTTTCTCCCCATCAAATTTTAGAACTTTTGAGCTGTCCATTTCTCCAAATGCATAAATTCCATTTGTATTGCTCGGAAAAAACAAATTATAATCTTTATAACCGTCCTTATTTTCATACTCTTTTCCAGCAATACATGCATCTATATATAGATCATTAAATGGTGCATTTTTATTAAATGCTTCTACAAAGTCCTCAATTGTGGAATGTTGATTATGCTGCTCTTTCATCCAATCAGAAATGTTTAAGGCTCTAGTTAAGTTCTGCAAGAACATTAAGATTGCTCTATCTCTTATAACAGGAATACCACTCTTAGTCTTTCCATCAGCAAATGCATAGTAACTTGCTTTAATTTTACCGATTTGTCCTTGATATCTTCCCTTTGATTCATCATTATCAACTAGAAAACCTTCAAATCCCTCAATTGGTTCTGTTTCAGCATGCAAGATTACATGATATGCTCCATCAATAAATGTGAATGGTTCCAACTCTAATCTGTGAATTTTAACCCGGTGATTACCTGGTTGAATCTTTTTTGGTAACTTTTTACTTCCGTCACCACTTCCTAAATCTAATGTACTTAACGCCATTTTACTTTACTTTTTAAATTATTAAACAAAAACTTTATCCCATGATGTGTTTAGAACACCATCAATCATCTCAGAAATTACTATTTCTTCATTACGCAAATGCTCTGGTCTTGCACCACAAGTAACCTCTTCATTTGTCTTGAAAGACAAAATAGTCTGATTACCTTTTCTATACATATACCCAATTGCATCAGCTTGTGCACAAATTAAGGACTTGATTTTACCTGTCAAATCAATGTTTGCAGACATAACCATCTCACCCTTATCATCAACTACTTTATCTTTAATATGACCAGATAAAATAATTGTGGGTGCTAATTTATCAATAAAATCTAAAACCTGAAAGAATGCCTGACGAATATATAAATATCCAGCACCATTTGCTAGAGTTGTTACATTATCACCATCATAGTTCTTACCCATTGCTGTTTGTCTGTATAGATTTACAGCTAATGGCATTACCATATCCTCCAAAGCTGTTACCGTATCAATTGTAACATATTTGTATGGATATCCTGCTTCCTTGATAGCTTTACCAATCTCTTTCAACTCCTGAAGACTCTCAGCTTTAAGTTTCATTGCTTCTACATAATCAGAACCATTCTCTAAATCAATAATCAGATTACCATCTAAACCTGCATATGCAGTAGTTTTACCTGTTTTTGGCTTTGAATAAATCACAATTCTTTTAGGATTTACTCTATCAGCCTTTACTTTACTTGTTGGAAGTACTATACTCATATTATTTCTTTTTTAGTGCTACAGCTAATCTCTGGATATTCTCTGCAATATCAAGTAGAATTATTGAGACAAGATCAGAGGAATCATCACTATTTCCACTATTAATCTCTGGAACAAATTCTGCCTCAAAATTGGGAAATTGATTAATAACCCTCATCTGCTCCTTTGGAGCTGCAACGGGTTCTTCATCTTTTCTTTTTTCATATTCTGCAAAAGTCATTTCTTGATTCTTCCAAACTACCTTTAGTTCAGATAGATTTACAAGATATGATTCCCAGTAATTACCCTCATAACCTCCTTTCTTCACAGGGTATTCACTTGTATAATGTGGGTTAGCTCTATAAACAAATAGCGGTCTATTTGAATCATACGGAACAAGATCAACTACACTTTCTTCATGATCTTTAACCTTTTCTACTAGCTCAATATACAAATCTTTATTCTTCCTCAGTTCTCCCTCAAAAAGTTGTACATTTTTCCCAGGTAGATTACTCAAATTAGAATAAAATGGTGTCTTAATTGTAAAATCACTACTAAGTGCTCCTACCCCATCCAAGACCCTCTTGTGTTCTAAGTAATAGTCCTCTCTCCTGTTTTTCCGAATTAAATTTTCATCTTTTATCATACTTTATTATTTACTATTTCACTTGCTGGCGGTGAATCAAGTTCTATAAATCTCATAGTACTCCTATCAAGACTATAAAAGCCTATCCTTGTTGTACCATTTCTAGACTTTAAGAAGTGAAACACCAATAAATTTTCATCTTTAATAATTAATCTGTCTGGTCCATAAACATTTAATCTTCTATCAAATGGTCTATTAATACCTATTACAATATCAGCATGCTGCAATAGTGCATCTGACCCATAAATATCTGAGTCCAAGATATAATTGCCATATGTACCAGGTTTGTTTCTCTCAGGAGAATCACTGCCCCTATTCAGTTGACTAAGAATAAGAAAGGAAAGAGGATACTTTTTCTTCATGTATGTCATTGCCTCACCAAGATTGTTCAGCATTTCAAACTTATCTTTCTCATGCCTGTCTTTCTTTAATAAAGCTGAATGGTCAACACACACTAGTAGATTTCTGTAGACCTCTCTTTCTCCATTTTCATCAACAATAGTTTTTTTATATTTCTCACATTCATCATGTATTGATGCACACATCTCATTCACAGTACACGGGTCATATATTACATTAGCTCTTCCCTCTGAATCAATTGAGTCATAAATATTAATCAGATTCCTAATAGCATCTTTACCTAATTTTTCATACTTGCTCATTAAAATTTCATAAGATAACCCACTCTTTACTGAGAGTTTTCTAACACCATCTGTTTCATCAACCATTTCCAACTGAAATTTTAGTATCCGAAAATCCTGGTCTTTATTCAATTCTACAATATCAGAGGTCATTTGTTCCATAAATAATGTCTTGCCAACACCAGGTCTAGCACCTACAACTGTTATAGTCCTCCACTCAATACCGTTTACAAATGCATCATTAAATTTTGGCCATGCTGTTTTTAGTGGTCTTATATTACCCTTACTAACATCAATTATCTTTTGTATGGCTTTCTTTATAGTGTCTTTCTCACTAACCCTTGTAATTGGATGGGCTCCATCAAATAGTTTCTTACTCATACATATCTCTCCTTAAACCTTGGAGAATCATCATCAACATTATTGATAATCATCTCACAATAGTTTGCTAATTTTGAGTCAAATGTTTTATCAAGAGACTGTTTTCTAACAAAGTATTGAGAATTACTCATATAATCAAATCCATTTTCTGAGTATTCATTAACATACTTTTTAGTTGCATTAAATATTATCTCCCAGTCATAGTTGTAATTCTCGAAAAACCACCTAAAACCAGCTTCTAAATTCTTTGCATTTACTCTTGCATAACTCCCGCTTGGTAACTTCTTGTTTGGAAATAAAAGATTATAACTAGTAATGTTATCCATAAAATCTGGACCCATAATAATCTGGGCACTTTTCTTTTTACTCTTTCTAAAATATCCGCTTATTTCCTCGATAAAGATAATACTTTTATCTGTAATCTCCAAATTACTTCCCAACCAACCTGCATTTCTTAATCTTGTAATTTCAAGACTAGAATTTACAATATCTGTTGGTTTAGTTTTCTTAGAAAGACTATATAAAACATAGAAACTATTGGGTGTTATCTGTTCTCTAATTAATTTCTCAAATAATTCCTCCATACTACCAATTTATATTTTTACCCGAAATCTTTTTTACTATAGCTCTAGTTCTCATGAATATATTATCAGAATCCCATTTGGAACCCGAATATGCTGCACTTGCTGGATGCTTTACAGTAAATTTATAAGTTGTATTATCACTTGTCAAAACTGACCATTCTTCAGCTTTTTTACCCATATAAACATATATCAGTCCTGGATTATAATTATTTAACCAATCCAATAGATATGCAGTAAATGGTTTCCAGATGTCATAGTGTGCACCAATTTTACTCACCTCTGTAGTTAATGCAGTATTAAGTAATAATATACCCTGATTTGACCATCTTTTCAAGTCTACATCAGTGCTTACCTGTTCTTCGTTGTAAACAGTTTTGTTTACTTCATTTAAGATATATCTCAGACTTGGTTGTAATCTGTTTGTATTACTACAACTAAAAGCAATACCATCTGCAACTCCAACCTGTGGATATGGATCCTGACCTACAATAACTATCTGTAATTCATTATAGGGACACTCCTCAAATGCTCTAAATATCTGTCTTAACGTGGGTGTGAACCTTTTTCCATCTATACTTAGTTTGTATAACTTAATTAGTATGTCATCAAACTCAGAACTAAATATAAAAGATTTAAAAACCCTACCCCAACCGCTTGGTTCAAGTTTATCAAACAATTTTTGTTTAATTTCATCAATTTCTAACTCTGTTTTCATTTTTTTATTATTTTTGTTAAAATTATAATTATGCCAGTAAAAGTTTTAGAAGTAAAAGATGATTCTCTTGTAGACATTAAAGTAAACAAAAACTATTACTTTATGACTAAAGCCAGCTTAGCTTATCTATTCAAACTAAATATGGATAAGGGTGAAGAAGCTGAAGATCTAGAGTCTATCAAGGATTTAAACTACCCTGATATGTCTGATTTTCAAAGAGCATTCTACACCCTCTCTCTATTAGTAGCAGAGATAGAAAGGTCTGCAAAACTACAGGACAAAGTAGAAGAAAGAGAAATACTTGTTCCCGGTGATGAGGGTTATGTACCTCCTACCCAAGGTTAAGATTAAAATTATCTTTACCAATATCTATACAACTTTGTATA